GGCCGGGCGAAGTTGGCGCTGTCAATTGCTCAAAATTTGGCAAAACGCCCACGGGCAAATACATAAGCTCTGCGGCCATCAAATGGTGGGGCAAAGGCAACGCAACAGTCACCTACGTCAAAGAAAACGACGAAGTGCAAGTACTGAGGGTGGCCTGACATGATCAACTGGACGGAACGCGCAAAAGCCTATTTTGCAAACAACCCTGCGCCAGAACCAGAGCAGCCTGCTGTGCCTGACAGCATATCAACGACGCAATTAAGCAAAATTGCAGGCATTAATTTGCCAACGCAACTGCTAAAAGAGTTGGGAATTAAACCATTTGCTCAAACCAAAACCGGGTTTTTTTGGGCAAAGGAAGATGTCCCAATTATTTTTTTGAAAATATCAAAACACTTCACCGACAAAGCAAAAGAAGAGTTAAATAAAAAATGACATTAATTGCAAAAGAACCTCGCGCAAGTGAAAGCAATCACTGGTACACCGCACAAGGTGCGCCAGCATATACCGTCATTGGTGCCAACGGCAAGGAGCGCAACACCACCCTGCGCGACGCCAGAACCATGGCCTTGGTGCCCAGCGTCACCACGGTCATGAACATTGCGGCCAAGCCAGCCCTCACGCAATGGCTGCAAAAGCAAGTGCTGCTGGCCGCGTTAACACTACCCAGGCGGGACAAGGAGGCCGAAGATGATTACATTGCCAGGATCATGGACGACAGCAAGGAGCAGGGCCGCTCGGCGGCGGACGCCGGTACCGACATCCATACGTCAATCCAGCGGTATTACGAACAGATGCCGGTGCAGTTCCACCACGAACACGTCAGGGGCTGCGCTGCGGCAGTTGATGATCACTTCGGGGCGGGCCGCGACTGGGTTGCGGAAAAATCGTTTGCGCATGAGCTTGGGTTTGGCGGCAAATGCGACTTGCATTCAGTGCTTGGGTCGGGGATTGTTGCCGACGTCAAAACGAAGGAATTTACAGACCCCGCAAAAGTCGACACCTACGATGATCATCTCATGCAACTGGCCGCGTACCGCGTGGGCCTTGGAATTCCAGGCGCAAGATGCGCTAACGTTTTTGTGTCTCGGTCTGTTCCTGGCTTGGTTGTGGTGAAGGAGTGGTCACTGCCCGACTTGGATCGAGGGTGGGAAATGTTTGTGCGCCTTCTTGAATTTTGGCAGTTCAAGAACAAATATCTGATGAAAGCAAAACAATGATTTCCGAAAAAGAAGCAACCAAATTGTTTTTTGAAACAGAGACGGCGCACCCTGGCTCGGTTCAGGCGGAGATGTACATGGTTGACATCCAGGCATATGCCAACGTTGTCGCCAAGTACGTCTTAGAGCAAAACAAAAAAGCCCCCCTGGCGGTTATACCAGGGGGACAAGCTATGGCAACTGCGAAGCCATAGAGGGAGAACTTTTAGGGTTTTTCCTCTTCCATATAGTCGTAAGCCATTTGCGCTGGCACCGACAATGCCGAGAGGCCCGCCCCAACGGCGCGAACGGGGGGCGGGAAGAGCGGAACAAGTGCCGCCGCGCTTCCAAGTGCGCCCACAGTTTGGATGGCGGCCTTGCCGTACTTTTTTTGCTCCAGGGCTTCCAGAGCTTCAAGAGCTTGATCAGCAGACATGTACCCGCCGAACACGCTCAAGCCTGGGAAGTGCTTCATAACTTTGTACGCATCGCCGCCGTACTGGGCCAGCTTTGCCTTCAGCGCCGCTTTTTTGAGCGCCTTCTTTTCCGCTTCCGCAGCCGCCTGGGCCTCGTTGGCCGCCGCCCTTTCGGCCAACTCTGCGGCAGCCTTATCGGCCGCAGCTACCCTGCTTCGCTCCATTAAACGGTCAACCAGTCTGTCGGACTCGCCGGGCTTTTTAACGCCAAATTTTTTGGTTTCACGCCCGGAAACCTTGCCGTGTTTTTTGGCACGCTCATGTGCCGCTGTCTGCCCCTCAACCGAGGCGGGGCCGCCGACTCCTGGGCCAAAGCCGGTCTTTGCGCCCCACTTTTCTCCAGGATCGAGCGCCCTCGTTGTGGCTTTGGGTGCCGCTGCGGTCATTGCGGATGCCGCCGCCTGCGCCGCACCTGCCGCTTTTTCAGCGGCCTTGGCGCTTGAGGCAATGTCTTTGGTGAGGGTTCCAGCAACGCCCTGCACACCGCGACTCAAGGCTGGTATTCCCTGATCTATGGCACCGAGGACAGCGCCGGTACCCATGCCGACCATCCCCGGCAAAGAACCCATGCTCCTGTCCAATTGATTGGTTTCAGGGTTTACCAGCATCGGGCGGATAGCCTCGTTGTAGAACTTGCCCATATGTTCACGGCCAGTCAATTCTGGCTGCTCCGCACCCGCCGCTCCGCTTTCGGTCAAGTGGCTGGGCAACTCGCTGATAGACCCGTAGGGGTCTTCTTCGTCGCCCTGGACGGCCGCAGGAGCGCCCGCAGGGGCTGCTTGGGTGCCTGGGTCTGCCAAGTGAGCCGGAAGTGCTGGAGCGGCCCCATACGGGTCTTCCTGGGCCTTTGCCTGCACGCCATTGATGGGGCGAAAGGTGCTGACCTTTTGCAAATAATCCCGAGTTTCGGCGGGCATCTTGTCTTCGTCTGGTTTTTTGGCCCAGGCGTCCACCATGCTGGGACGCCAGTTGTAGGCCATCACGGCCAGTTTTTCGTTGCCGTCGTACCGGCCCAGGTTCTCTTTCAAAATGCTCACCCCGGACTTGATGTTCGTGTCCACGTTTCGCAAGTCTGCGACTTTTACGCGCAGGCCAGTGGCGTTGGATGGCATGACCTGCATTGGCCCCGTTGCACCAGAGTCCGGGTTGGTTGTGTTTCTGAATTTGCTTTCAGCCCACCCCACGGCAAGCGCAAGCTCCGGGTCAACCCCTTGCTCACGCGCTTGCGCGACAATTTTGCGGGCTATGATTTTTTGCCCCTCGGTGAGTTTGCCAAAGTCCATTACGACCTCTCCCCAAGTTGGGCCTCAAGCGGGCCGGTGCCCGATGACCGCTGCTCTGGAGCGGACGTATCGTTAGGAAAATATTTGAGGCGAAGCTCTTTGGATTTTTTGTCGAGGCGGGCTTCTTCGTCTTTGTAGAGGCTGCTGTTTTTAAAGTCAGCCACGTACTTGCCAGGGTTCTTCTCTTTCCATTCGTAATATTTTTTGGCAACAATCTGATCAAACGTGGCTCGGTTTTGGATCATGTAAGCCTTGAGCGATGCAACTCTTGCAGTGTCGCTTGTGCCACCACCAATGTTGCGCACAATTGCGCGTTCGTTTTCGGTGATTGAGCCTTGCTTGCTCATCAGGCTTTGAGTGTAAAAAAGCTCAATTTGCGCGTAGTAGGTTGCGGCCGTAAGCGCGGCCTCTTTTTCTTTCTGCGTACCGCTGCCCGCACGGATCGCATCTTCAACCGCAGCAATTTGGCCTTTCAGGCCAAGCGGCCCGGTGAAACCCGTTTTGGCGGCAACCAGCAAGCCACGAAACGCAGCGCCGTCCCCGGCTTTTTGCAGCAAGCCCCAAGCCCCAGCCGTTTTTGGGTTGTGGGTCAAATCTATGATGCCCTGGGCGTTTGACTTGAGTCCCTGTGCCGAGTCCGCACCGGCTTGAATTTTGTCCTCTGCTGTGGCGCTTCGGCCGACATCCGCCTTGATCGTTTCGGTGGTCTTGATTTTTGACGCGTCCTTGCCCTCCGGCGTTGCGGCAGCCAAATTGCCCTCAATGTCAACTTTTGATGCAGCGCCTGCCGGGCCGGTTGCGGCGGCTTTGGCGGACGGGCCGCCAATGATGCCCATGCCTACGTACAGTTCGTACATGTCTCTTTTCTGCTGTTCGACAGGCACGCCTTTTTTCTCAAGCTCGGCCTTTGCCGCGCTGACTCTGTCCCACTGCTCATGCGACAGGGTTTGCTTGCCAATAAACGGTGCCGTCACCTCTTTTGCGCCGGGGTACTTGACCAGCCAGCCGCCCGTGCCGTTGTTGGCGTAGCTGTCCCAAATACCAACCTCGGAGTTGACCAAACCCTTTTGACGCGAGGCGTTCATGTCCTGGTAAATCTTGCCAAACTTTGGGCTGAGAATTGACAGTTCGGCCACGTCCTCTGGGGTGAGCCTACGCTCAACGCCTGGGGGCGCGGCAATGCTTGTCATGGCCTGATCCCGGCCTGCTGTTGCGCTGCGTGCGGGCGACGCACCCTCGGGCGGGGCGATCAAGGTTGCGCCCTGGGGCTGAGCGCCCATTCCACGGGATTTAGCAAAATTCAAAAATCCCTGCTGCTCAAGCCCTGCGTTTTGCATCTCGTACTGCTTCAGTGCAAGCTCGTACTTGGCCTTTTCAATTTCCGAGCGGCGGTCTTGCTCTTTGCGGGCTTCATCCAGGGTGGCACCGGCGATGTTGCCAATACCCTCGTACATGGAGCCGGTCTTTGTTGGCTGGCCTGCGGCCGCAGCGATGCGCATCAGCATTGGGTCAAACGGCAAAGCAGTCCGCTGCTCCAAGCTTGACTTCAGCTTGTCAATTTGCGCATCCAACGTCTTGCGGTTTTCGGCATACTTGGCAAGCTGCTCCTGCACCAAGTCACGCACGGGCGCTCTGGGCGCTGCCGCTTCCGGCGCTGCTGCCTCTTCTTCTTCCGCCTGCATATTGGTCAGTGGGCTGGTTGTTGCCATATCAATTCACCTGTACGCCGTAAGAGTTGTACACAGGGCCGCCCTCGGCCATCACAAAGTGGCCGCCGGTTGCCCCGGCAAGGGGTGTTGTTCCTGTTGCAGCGGCGGGATTTGAAACGTTTTTTACGGCGTTTACCGCCGTTTGCGGGTTGGAGAGCGACGCAATCAGCGCGGCAATTGACGCAACGTTCATCAACGGACTGTTTTGGAACTGCCCCTGTGACCCTGGAGTGATCTCCTGCGACACGCTACCCGAAGGTACCGCTTGGCCCGACATGAGCTTTGAAAATGCCGTCGCCTCTTGCATCGGCCGATCAAGCACGTTCTGTGCTTGCGTCTGCTCAATGCCGCCAAAGTTTTGCAGTGACTTCAGGCCACCCTGCGAAATTGCTTGCTGCTCAGTGCCCAGGTTGCCTAGACCCTGGCCCGCCTGCACCGCTCGGGTCATGTCGTTTTGAGCGGTGGTCAGCGCGGTGTTGTATGCCCCGCTAGTCAAACCGAGTTGCTTACCGGCGAGGTCGGCGTAGATGTCGCGCATGGTTTGCCCGGTCACTTGAGCTTGCCGCTGGGAGCCAAAATTGCCCGAGCCGATGGCCGCTGCACCAAGACCCGGAAGCACCTGCTCGTTGACGTTGCGATCCGTGAGGCGCTGCATCTCGTTGTTCATGGCCGTGATGTACGGGTTCATGTACTGGTTGACGACGTCAGGGGCCATGGTCTTTCCGGCCTGCGTCAACATGTTCACGCCCTCGGCCGCGCTGTTGGCACCGGCAAAGCCCGCCCCCGCCCCGGCCATGTTCATGGCCTGCTGAGTCAACGGCGACAGCCCAGCAACGCCGCCCTGGGTGACGGCGTTTTGCCCCAGGTTGGTGATGTCCTGGAGGTAGTTCTGGTAGAAATCCGGAACAGTTGTCTGAGCTTGCTTGGTCGAAGTGACTGACGGCAGCAACGCGCCCTGGGTGATGTCGGTCATTATTTGACTCCTTTGAGATACGCCAAAGGCGACTTGGCCTTGGGGGGTATTTTATTCAACGGGGCGCTTCTCTTATGCTCCCTGATCTGCTGCCGGAACTGATCCAAGACCTTGGCCCCGGCCTTATTTGACCCGTTTCCAAGCATAGACACAAGCTCGGCGTCCATCACGTACTCGCCGTCGGCAAGCATGGCCGGTATGTCATCAGACTGACCATCCCCCGCGCCGCTCACATATGCCCCCTGGCGGTAGTCTTTCCGGCCCTGGACGACCGGCACATCGGCCTTGACCTCGGACACGCTGGAGAGGCCGCCAGACGCCTTCCTGACGCCAAGAACCTGGAGGGGGTCAACGGCCATGCCAAAGGTGTAGTGGGTGCCGCCAGTTTGACCGGCCGTCCCAGGCATCTGCTGGGGGTCGGTGCCGCCGTCCTCGCCCCCCGCCATGCCGCCATCCGCGTAGTAACGCTTAGGCTGGGGAACCGGCCTTGTAGGCATGGGTCGGGCGGGCGCAAACATGCCCGTGTATGTCTGGATTTGTGGCTTTGGCTGCATTGGCATTGGGCCGGGCTGCTGGACTTTTGGTGCCATGCGCGGGACTGGGGCTTGGGCCGGGAAGCGGCCCGACACGGTAAAGCTTTGCGGCGCTGGCATGTTTGGCATCCGTGGCATACCGCCGCCAGCCAAGTGAACCAGCCCGCCCGTTGCCACCATGGTGTTGGGTGGGGGCGCTGGCTCGGACACCGGGGGCGTTCCAGGGTACTGGATTTGCACCGGCTCAGTGTAGGGCGTAGGGGTGGGCGGCGCGAAGCCATACCCAGGCACGCCAAGGCTTGCCATCAGTTGGGTGTTTTGATCTTGTGGCAGCGCGTTTGCAGCCCCCAGCGACACCTGCTTAGCTGCGCCCATCCCAAACGGCGTTGTGCGGGGCGCAAAGCCAGCGTAAGAACCGACGTTCACACCCTTGTTGCTCTTGTCCGTTTGGCCGCCCAAAAGCTCAGCCAACAACGCGCCCGTGATGCCGGTTTTGACAGTCGGGTTTGTGAGCAAGTTTTGGATGTCCGTCAGGAAGCTGGTGGTTGCGGGGTTGTTCGTATTGGTTGCGGCGCGAACGGTTGTTGCGTCGACGTCCTCGTTTGTCCCTCTGGTCGACAAAGGCGGCTGGGTACCCGTGGTGGTTTTCACCGCAGGAGTGGTTCCGGTGTGCGTCAAGTCAACAGGTGCGCCGCGCAGGCCAGTGTTGGCAACAAGCGAACCGTTTGGATTAACGTATTCGCGGGTGATATTTGTACCGTCAGCGCCAACAACTTTGACGACGTTGTCATCGCTGTCACGATAAGCAACGACCCCATCGCCAACATCTTCTTCTTCAAAATTTCCCTCGGTGATGTCGACGTCCAGGTCATCATCCACGTAACCAACGGGGGTGTCGTCACTTACATCGCCTTGACCATACCCAACTATTGATGTTGTCTCGTCCGTTTCTTCACCATCTACACCACCCCCAGGGGTAAAATGGCGAAGACTGGACAGTCCACCTTTTGCTTTTCTCATTACACGCCCCCCGCGTTTGTAGTCTTCGTATCCATAGTCGTCATATCCGCCTGTGTCGTAGCTGCCCGAATCATAGTCACCCGCGTCATAGCTTAAATCTGGCATTTCAAAATCTGGCATTTCGAAGTCAGGCATCTCGAAGTCAGGCATCTCGAAGTCAGGCATCTCGAAGTCAGGCATTTCAAAATCAGGGGCGGTGAAGTCTGGCACCTCAAACTCTGGCGGCGTAAAGTCCGGAACGCTCAGGCCAGGGTCGGTCTGTGTAGGCTCCGCATACCCGCTTGGCTCTTCTCCGCCAACTGAATTCATGTAATCCGCAAACAGCTTGTCGTAATCGATTTCAGGCTCGGCCGCTGAGTTAGACAGATTGTCCATAGCCTCGGTCAGCGGCGACGAATTCATTGTTTCCTGGGCGGCCGTGGTGGCCTGCTCCACGGGCGTCTGAGGCTGCTCCTGCGCCACTTGCGTCAATGGCGATTGTGGCTGCTGCTCTGGCGCGGGCGCGGGCTGCTCCTGAGCGACCTGGGTCAACGGTGACGCGGGCTGATCTTGGGGCTGCTGCTCAGGCGCTGGTGTTGGCGCTGGGGCGGGCGCTGGCTCCGGGGCAGGCGCGGGCGCTTGCTCTTGCGCAACTTGCGTCAGCGGTGAGGTTTCAGCAGGCGCTTGGTCGGGTTGTTCTGCAACCAAGTTTGAAAGCGAGTTGTCCGCCGCCTCTTGGATGGCATCGCCGCTTTCATTGGCCGCCTGCTGAAGGGGTGATTCGCCGTTGATCGTGTTGGAGATGTCCTCAGTGGTCATGCCCCGCAACTGATCCATGGCTTGGTCAATTTTTGCCTCAAATTCTGGGTCGTCGGCCAGCGACGCGTCAGACTCGAGCGCGGTGTTGATCATCACTTGGCGAAGAATGTCCTCACCCTCCGGCGTGCTCAGCAACTCTTGCAATTGCTCCGCGCTGCTCACCGAGTCTTCGGCGGGCGCATCAGCATCGCCGCCAGCAAAGGCGTTTGATGATTCAGGCATGGAGGCGTCGTCCATCCCTGCTTCGTCAAACTCATCTTCGGCATCAGCAACCAGTTCATCAGACTCACCTTCATCGGCAACGGTGATGTCTTCGTTCAAATCATCGTCTTTGTAGGCGACGTCTTCTTCGTCGTCTTCCAAGTCAACAAGGGTGGTGTCGTCTTGCGCATCTTCCTCGGCAAGCTCCTCATCGGTAAGCTCTTCCTCGGCAAGCTCCTCATCGCCCTCTTCTTCGCCCTCTTCGTCTTCGGCTTTTGCTCCCGGCATGGCTGGCGTGCCAGCAGTAAGACCCCTGGCAAGGCCGTTGATGACCGCACTGGTCAATGGGTCTGTAGAAGACGCCGGGGCGGTGCCCGTCTTCGGCGCAGTGGTTGTGGCAGGCTTGGTTGTTGGGGTGGTGGTAGCTGGCGTAGTGGTCGCGGGCTTGGTCGTCGGACTTAGGATGGACGTGAGCTTGTCCTTTGCCGCGCCCACAACGCTTCCCACAGCGTCAGTGACGGGGTTTTTTGATATGAGGTCTTTGGCCTTGTCTACCAGGGTCGTGCCCTTGTTGCCGCTCAGAATGGACGTCAGCAGTGCGTCAGCGCCAATGGCTCCTGCGGCACCCAGGAACGGGCTGAGCCCCTTTTGGGACGTGTCCGCAGTTGCCGCCCTGATGTCCGCCGGTGCCTTGTTGGTTGTTGGTGCTACGGTTGCGGCGTTTGTCGTGGTTGCAGCAGCGTTTGTGGTTGCGCCTGGGGGGACAACAACGGAGGTCAAGCCGCCGGTAACGGGAGCCGCAGTTGAGCCGGTTGGTGCAATGACTGCGGGCGGTGAGCCGCCAATGGCCGGGGCTGACGCTCCGCCCGTGGCTGGCGCTGCCGCAGCAGGGGCGGTGGCTGTCGGCGCGGTCGGCTTGGCTTGGTACGCGGGCGTCAAGACGCTGGTCAACGGCCCATATGCCTTGCCGAGGTCTTCAATGATGCGTGCTTTTTTTACCATTTCTTCACCTATTTAACGGCCGGTACTACGGTCGATGTTAACGGGGCGGCTGCTGTCGTTGCTGGCTTTGGCGCATAGTAAGCAGTGGCGGTCTGCTTGCTTGCCGAAGCCTTCATAAAGTCGTCCAACGTTTTAAAGCCAAGCTTTGTCGCCATCTCGGTCGCCTTTTGTTTTGCCACGTCAACGGTTGGGGGCGGCGTGGTGGTCGCCGGTGCCGTTGTTGCTGGCTTGGTGGTGACTGGCGGGGTCAAAGTGGACGTAACCGGCGCGGCCGTCTGCGCGGCATAGAACTGCGCTGCGGTTTGGCCCTTTGACATCCCGGCCATGAAATCAGCCAAAGTCTTGAAGCCAAGCGACAGTGCCTTTGCAGTAGCCGCATCGGTTGCCGCTGGGGGCGCTGTTGTCTTTGGCGCAGTGGTTGCCGGAGCGGTTGTGGCCGGGTTCTGGGCCACGGTGGTCAGCGGCGATGTCGTCGTTGGGGCGGGCGCAGTGACTGGCGGCGGGGCGTAGAACTGCGCTGCCGTCTGCCTATTGGCGGCGGCGGCTGCTTGATCGGCGGTGTTCTTGAACCCGGCCGCAACGGCCGCTTGGTTGGCGTAGAAGTCTTTTGAGCTTGTTGCGCCCGCCGTGTTCATGTCGGCAACAGTCTTGAAACCTTTGCCGACCGCGTCTTGCAGTGCGTAGTAGTCGGGAGCTTTTGCGCCCTTGGCGGCAGTGAAGTCCGCGTAGCTCTTGAAGCCACCAGCCTCCGCCTGTTTCTGCTGCATCATTCCCGTGTAGAACGTTTTGGCGTCCGCGCCTTTGGCCGCAGTCTGATCCGCAGCGTTTTGGAAGCCAGCGGTTCTGGCGTAATAGTCTGGAGCATTGACGACCATGACACCGGCTTTTTCCATGTCGGTGACATTCTTGAAGCCAGCCAGCTTGGCTGAATCTTCTTTTTGTTTTTGCAGTACGGCGTAATAATCTTTTGCCTCCGCAATAGCTTTGTCGGCAGCCTGCCTTTCGAGCGCAGCGCCCTCGCCAATCATTCCCGTCTGGTACTTGAGAACCGAGTTGCTCAAGTTGTCAATTGCCGATTGATGCGCGGCACCAAGCCTGTTGACCTGACCCACGTCCATATTGACCTTGTTGACCAGTCCGGTGTATGTGCCTTTCGCGTCGTTGTACTCCTTGACCTTTGCAGCCAGGGGGTGGTACGCGTTGTTGTATGCGTTAACGGCGTTGTCAGTCTTGTCGTACTGGTCACGCGTGTACTGCATCAATTGGTCTGAGGTCATGTACTCGCCTGTTGGCGTGTAGCTGTATTTTGATTTGTATGCGTCCGGATTTTTTGCCTTCAGTTCTGCGGCAAGCCGAGCAATTGAAAGGGCACCGCCAGCAACTCTGGACTCCTCCTCCATTTGCCTTTTTGTATATACCGCTGCGGAAGCAAGCAACCCACGGTTGTAGTTTGCGGCATCCGCTAAGCCCGACAATTTTTGAATTCCAGCGGCGGCAGCAGCAACCTCTTGCGGCCTGCTCAAAATACTGTTTTTGTAAAAGTCGTCTGCTTTTTGCCTGTCGGCCACGGCAACATCTTTGGCGCTCTTCAAAAGCAGGCTGGCGCTTACCTGCTGCCCCGTGGCGTTTGTGATTGCTTTGCCAAGACCCTGTGTGACAACACTTTGCGCAATTGCATCGGAAACGGATTTGCCATTTGCAACGGCCGTAAGGGCGTTGGCAGAAACCTTGCCAATCATGTCTGGCGGCAGCAGCTTGACGTCGTAACCAGACTTTTTTAAACCGTCCGTGACCATGCTTGTGACGGCACCGGTCGCGCCAGCGGCAATGGCCTTGTTCAGGTCGCCTGTTTGGGCCAGTGCAATTGCCGCGTCCTTGGAGCCATTGACAACCATTTGCTGAACAATGCTCTTCGTGTCGGCCGCAATGGTTCTTGTGACGGCCTCACCCGTGGTGAAGTCAACGTCGTAAATGGTGGCCGTTGCCGCAGGCGAGAATGCTTGGCCTATAGCCTGCCCCGCATATGCGCCAACCGCAGCCAGCGCAATGTCCTGCACTTTGCCGCCCTGTAAAGCAGAAATCGCGGCCGACGTAATCATTGGCGGAACGCCCATCATTGACAGTCCAACGGACGCAATAACCGGCAGCGGGTTTTTCAGAATGTTGGTGGCAATTGCGCTCAGACTTTCGCCGGTCTTTCTCAAGACGTCGCTTGCCTTGCTGACGACCGTCCCAAAAAGTCCGCCGCCGCCACCCTTGCCAAAAAGCAACTCCCACAAGCCGCCAAACTCGCGCAGGCCAGTTTCTGGGTTGATCGTGCCAGAGCCGCCGAGCGACTCAAGCAGTTCGGCCTCCTCGGGCGTAACGTGCGCAAGCATGGTGTCGCCATACCGCCCCTTCGACGCAGCCCAATCTTGATAGTCTTGTTCAAGCTGCATTTGGCTCACGCTCCTGATTCAAAATGATTTCCACTTGATAGGTGGTTTCGCCATCCTTGCCTTTGACTGAGCGTGCGTTCATTTGAACGCCGGTCTTTTTTAGGACTTGCAGTTCGTATATTTCGTTGGTTTCGTAGCCTAGGCTTTTGTACTCTGCCTTTTCAAATGCTTTGATGAAATCCATAAGCCGAGCGGGCAAAACTTTGGGGTCTTCGGCAGACAGAACCTGAAACGTCGCCACTTGCGGTTGAATGATTTCAAACAAGCACAGCGTGTTTTGGCTGCGCATCATTCGGTATTTTTTGGTATCCAGCATGGTGCTGATTGCGGCATAAAACTCTTTCCAGCTTACGCCCAATTCGCGCCACTTCCCCGACCGCTGGATGATCTCCTGCGGTGATATGGTCATGCCGTATTTACCGTCCTGCATTTACCGCTCCAATCAATGCGTATGCCCAGTTTTCCCAGGTGTCAAACCCCCGCGAGTCCGGCACGCCCTCGTTGGCAAAAATATCTATACCCTTGAGTCCGTCGGCCCAATCTTTCCAATCTGTTTTTTCGTTTGGCGCAAGCAGGTTCTGGGCCGCATACTCTTCACAAATGAGCGCAGCCCACGTCAAAAAAGTAAGCCCACGCGGGTCGTAAATTATGAAGCCGCTGTTAGTAGCCACGAACGTCTCCAACGTCTGCGCTTAACAAAAGCTTGCCAAGCTCGTAATTGCCACCTTGCTCATTGCTCTCAAGGATCAATCGTAACTCACGCCGCTGCTCTTTCATGTCGATTTTGGTTGTGTCCGGATTAAACGTGTATGCGTCCGATGTTTGATCAGCCGCCTGAGCATACGGTCGGCCAGTTACGTACAGGCTCATCTCGCCGCTTTGGACAAAGTCAGGCTCCACCCTCTCCAGGCGCAGCCATTTGTTTGTGCCAACCATCTCCGGATTGGATGGGCCACCGGCAACTAAGCCAAGGTCACTGGTGGTGAATGAGCTTCTTATCGCCTCAACAATTGTTCCCCTCACCTTGTCAACGCCGTACTCATGTTGCCAAAGCTGGGTTTGGTTCTGCACGTAGGTGACGTAAATGTTCAGGCCAGCGCCGCCAGGAATGCTGGCCGACAGGGCGTCAGCTTGCGTGTAATTTTGTCCGCGCTGCTGAAGGGTTACGCTGGTGATGATGCCGCCAGCAACCACAAAAGTAGCTGTTGCGCCAGTGCCCGAACCGCCGGTCAAAGCCTGGAAGGGGTAGGTTCCGTTGGTGTAGCCTGCGCCGCCAGAAATGAGCGTGATTGTGTCAATCGCCCCGGCCGTGGTGGTGTCCCAACCCGCATTGATGGGATATTGAAAAACCTGTGAGTAGAAGCCAGCGGAGCGGCGTGCGCCATCAGCCTCGCCAGCGTCGTACCAAATGTTGTATCGCGTGTTGTAGATGATGGCGTCGGTGCACTCCGTGGCATTGCCCTTGGGGTAGTACCACCAAATTTCACCAAAGCGCGGCACCTTGGTCACCCAAACTTTTTGACGTTGATCGTAATTTAAGTTGTCGAAAAAGTAGTTTTGGTTCATCTCATTTGGGATTTCCCGAACCGTACCGTTGTACATCAAGAATCGATCAACGCCGCACCAGTAATACACGCCGTCATACTCAATGATGGACGCGGATGAAAGAACTGAGCTTTGCGATGAAACAATGTCATAGCGCCAGTAAAACGTGCTGGACGTAGCCCCGGTTGTAACGGTGGTGGGCGTAAAGCTGACGCGGATCAAAGAATCCAAAGACCAAAATAATCCTGATGGCGCGTTTGACCCGCCCCGAACCGGCAGACCTTTGACAATCTTTGTAGCCGTAACGTTTGTGACGTTGCTCGTTGCAGACGCCCAGTCGGTAACGTCACTGGGGCCGCTGTTGGCAATGTACCCATAATTTCCGTACACAAACACGTATGGGTGCAACACCACAACGCCGCCGGACACTGATATGTTGTTGTCGAACGTTGCCGTAAAGGCTCCGGCGGCCGTCGTGACCGGGCTGATGTTGACGGTGGTTCCAGAAACAGAGGTCACCACGGTTGCGGGGTCAAGCCCAGTTCCGGTCACGGACTGACCTGATTTGATTCGCGTGCTTGCAGCGGGCAAAGTGAAGCTGGCAGCGCCAGCCCCTTTGGTGCATCCGGCAATGCTGAACACGCCAATTTTGCTCAGGGTTGTGCCGGACACTGGCCCATACAAAACGGGCGTGTTGGTGCTGCTGTCAATGTTTGCAATGTTTTGTCCAGGGTGGGCAATGAGGTTTTGCACACCCGTTCCGGCTGAATCAAAAATGGAATCAAACTGCCACAGGTTATCCAGGCTTGGCGTGAAGTTTGAAAGGGTCAAATCTTGAATGCCGGTTCCAAGGCCGCCGCTTGCAATTGGGGCCAACTGCATGCCATAGGAGTAGCCGCTGTAGACGTTGGTGATGCCATCCTGTGGGTCGGCATAAATGCCCCTTGATGGGCCAGCCAGTGAGGCGGTGAATTGCGCAAAGCCACCCATTTTTCTGGCGCGGCCACGCTGGAACCTAACCCACTCGCCGTCGGTGTAATAGTTCTGGTCAAAAACCGTGCCGTCGCGCTGAATCCCAGGCTTTGTGTCAAGCGCAAATACCTTGGCAGTCATTAGAAGCTTCCCCCGCTGACGCCGCCTGTAAATCGGCCGGAGCCAGTCACCACAATTCCGGTAGTTGAAATGTCAAGGCGCTGGGTACCCAAGATGGTAAATGCGATCTCCCCAACCCCCACACGGTACAGGCCCGTATTGGACTCGGCCAAAAACGAAAGCGATGGGGCGGCCACCGACCCGTTTGCCAGTGCAAACGCCGAGCCAGTGGAGATATTGGTGTTGGCGTTGTAAAAGTTCGTTCCGTCGCACACCACGGTGGCCTGACCCGAAAGCGGGAGAACCACGGTTGTGCCCGAGCCTGTTCCAACGGTAATGGTGTAGGCACCGGCAGTGGTCTGGTTTGCCAGCACGTACAAGTTCACGATGGGCGGGAATGTCACAGTCACGTTGCCGGTCAAAACGCCGGTGAACGTAATGATCGTGTTCTGGGCCTCGCTCACCGACATAGTCACCGCGCCGGACGTCACGGCCTTGGTGCCAGCCGCAAACGCAAAAGTGGTGCTGGTTCCATATCCAACGGTCACGTACCCCGTGCCGGTGCAAAGCATAAACGCCGAGTCGCCTGGGGCAAACAGTTTGGTTGACAAACCGTCAATTAACTCGCCACTTGTCCCTTGGAAGGTGACGGTGCCGGAGCCGCTGTTCTTGAACAAAACAAACCACCCAGAGCCAACGTTGGCAGCCAACGGGAGGGTTGCGGTTGTTGCGCCACTTGACCAAACAAAGCACTTGGCTCGGTCGGTACTGGTGAAGGTGTATGTACTGACCAGGGCTGCATTTGGGTGGGTTACGTTGAGCGTAGCGCCGACTGCCAGCAAACCATACCCGGCAAGGACTGAAGCGTCTGAGGCGGAGGTTCCCGCGCCAAACGTGAACACTCCCCAGGTTCCTGCCGTGGTGGCGTTGGCGCTGACAAAGATGTACTTGGCAATGCCAGCCGGTACGGTGGTAATTGTTCCGCCAGCGTAATCCAGCACAGTGACCGTATACGCGCTCAGGTTGCGAATCAGCGCATCGGTGCCGGTCGATGTCTGGTTGGCGGGCGGCATGGTGATGCTGTACGCGCCGGTGGACGCGGCAGCAACGTCAATGATCCGGGCAGCAATGTTTGCCGCACCAGCAGACAGCGGCCACGCCAACGTGATATTGGCGGTTAGGGTATACGATATGTAGCTGACGTCTGTCGGTTGGACAACGTCGCCAGAGAACGGTGAGGTGTATGTAGTCATGAGTCAACTGCCACGGTTTGTCTGTCACCAATGCGTGCCAAGTCTTCCGACTTCAGCACATCCATGCCCTGCTTGTACAGGGCTTGCCACATAGGCACGCGCTCGTCATTTTTCAAGAACGGCATGGCCTGGAGCAGGGTGCCGTACAGCAAAACCTGCGGGGCGTTTTCTGTGTACCAGTTCACTTGGTTTGCGCTGTCCAGGGGCTGCACTCGCTCGTAGTACAAAACCTCACAGGAAAACGCAGTCGACGGTGTGGGCGCTACAAACCAATGGTAAAAGTCGTAATCGCAATAGAACTTGGGCAGTTCGGTCAGCGACGGGTTGGGCCAGTATTCGCGCAGGTACTCGTACTTGCGAAGCAAAACGGGCTGCCGCTCACCGGCGGCATCGGTCACGTTAATCGAAACGGTTTTGCGCCAACGGGAAGGCTTGGTGAGCACCGGGTTGCTGGCCGTCATTGCAAAAGTTGCAACGGTCAGATTACCCAAAAATTTCAATTCTGCGGCCATTGTCTGTTCGGCCAGCATGATGAACTGAGGGATTTTGATGGTCGTCGCTGTGTCCGTCCGCTCCAAATAGGTGGTGATGTCATCGACCAAGCTGTCGTAAGTCATAACGCTGGCTGTAGTCATTCCTGGGCACCTTTCCTATCGTTCGGTTGATTGTATTGCCGCAAAGCCAATTAGGCAAAGTTTCGAGTGCCGGAACCGTCAATGATTAAAGCTTGGTGCCGAGGATACTTGTCGGGCAGGCTTGGTATCGAAACGTGCGTCCAGCGGTCAAACTCACGGATCACTTGGTCGAAAGCCAAGTTGGCTTTGATGATGGCCGTGGTGACCTCGTTTGCGGTCATGCCCGGCACGCGAATGTCGGCCGCGCAGCCGGTTCGGTGCTGCGAGGTGTCCTTGCTACCCACGGCGTCGTTCAGTTCTTTGCAGCGAAAGCCAGAATTGATCATGACGGGCTTACCCCCCACCGCCATCTTTACATGCTCCAGGAAGGCTGCCAGACGCGTCAGGTTGGCAATCTCGGCCTCGTTCGGGATGTTGGGGATGGTTCGATGATCCGTGTAGGTCAACTCTTCCAGGGTAAAGTGTGGCGACAGGTTCATTTAATACCCCTCACAAGCGCGTCGGTTTTGTCTTTGCTGCCCTTTGATGAGCCAAAGAAAAAGTTAAAAAAGCCGGTCAGGACGGTGCCAATCAGCACGCCGATGATCGTGTCAACAATGCGGGTGTTGGATTCCGGAATGGAATAAAACGACGCCATGGCAAAAAACGCCATGGCAAAGACTGACCACACGGCAGTAAACAGATACAAAAAATTTTTAGCAAGCCAGCTATCTTGCTGGAGCGCCACTTCTTGCATGTGCCGGGCGCTGGCGCGGTCTTCGTTCTCCAACTGGAACTGCTTGAGGTCAATCTCGGCCAGCTTCATGGCGGCCTCTGGATCGGCCTGGATGGCGTTTGCCACGGCTTCCACGGTATCAGAAACGCCTAGTTTGTCGGCAATTGCTTTAACCGCCATACCGCCGAGAGGCCCAGCAACGACAGTTGCCAACCCAGGCGCTATGTTCTTTAACAGCCCTGATAACAGATCCATCATTTCTCCTCCTTCTTCTGACTTTCTTCGACCTGCTTACGCAGCTTTTCAACTTTTTCCATTTGCGCTTTTGCCTCACGTTTCACCACCATGGTGTCTACATACATCAACCCAATCAATGGCAACATTAGCACAAACACTAGCGCAAATAGCACTAGGACAAGAAGGTATCCAAACGATCCTGACGATGAAGACTGATCATCCACATTAGGCATATCAAATACGCGACCACGAATACCACTCCTATCGTTTCCAGCGTCCTGTCCAGGATTTTGCTTTTTAATCTTCGTCGACGCCATTCAGCCACTCTTTTCTTGTGCAATTCTCTTGCGGCATCTTCGGATTTTTGATCCAACAGCCTTTGATACTCTTCTACGATTTCACGCCAGAGATCAGGTTGCCCCATCTCCCAACGTACCATCTTTTCAAGATCGGCGTAGAACTGTTTAGTTTGCCGAAGGTACATGACATTGTCAATTGCTTGAGTGGCTAGATCGTCTTTAACACCTTTTTTCCTATTTTCTTCACGCTGAACTTCTGACTTTTCATGAATTGTCTCCAGTTCTGCATGGCCTTTGAAGAAGCTTGAAAGTGCACTGCCAACTTCCGTGGTGATCTTTGTGAGATCATTACCTGTTTTCTTCAGGTCTTGGTAGATGGCAACGCAACCCTTTATGCCTTCATAAGCGCCTTTGCAAAGAGCAAATGCAGTAACTGGGTCAATGATTACTCCTGCGGCGAATCTACAATAACAGCATCAGACACAGGCTCATTTGCTGCTTGCACTGAAGCTTGATGTTCTTTCTGAAACTTGTCAATGATTTGAAATACTTCTTCATAAGGCTTTTTGCCTAAGTACCCAAGCACTTCATTTGCCAAGCCTATTGAAATTGTTACTTTGTCCATCTTTCACTCCTTGTTAAAAATTAGTTAAACCTAGCTTCGTCCACTTCAACCATGGCGCTCCAGCAAATGTTTGTTGTAGCCGTTCCAGTCACGTTAATAAGAAGAGCAGGCAGTGTCGTGTCTATTGCAGCTGCTACAACCCATGTTGCAGCATTAGCGCCCGTTTGGTTGTTTACTGTGACAGTAGAACCTACAGATACAGCAGTTGCAGCCGTTGCGCCGCATCTTACATTCCCTGTAATTGACCATGATTTATAGTTTGTGCCTGTGTCGCAAGATGCAACTACTGTGACTGTGTAACCAGCGCCACTGTTAAGCCCCATTCTTATGCAATTAATTGCAGTTGTAGCGCCTGATCCGTCAGATGTCAGTGGCGTGGTTGTTGCGCCGGTTGTAAACGCAACCATTGTCTTTCTTCTTGCGCAATGAAAGCCACTGCTAAAAGAGTAAGCGCCTAGAAAAAGCGTGTATGACTCACTGTACGTACCTTGCGTTCCTCCTGCCGAAACGCCTAGTAAAACGCTATAAGAGTTGCTGATATTTGACACGTTAACGCAACCAATGACTGCCGTGAACGAAGGCGGAGTGCTTAATGCGCCGATAACCATGGTTGAATTATTTGCAGACAGCATAACAGAATTTGTCATTGCCGCTGTCGATGACCCGATGACCGCAGTGTTGCCTGAAACGAAATTTAGCTTACATGTTGTATTAGTGTTAAGAATGCCTGTTGCATACCCAATAAGCACGTTTTGATAGCCGTTTGCAACATACGCAGTACCTGTTCTTGTACCCCCTGACGGTGTAGAAAAGTCTATGCAGTACGGGCCTCTGGCGTTTCCTGCCTGTAGTGATGCACCATCTGGGATGACCCATGTGTAGTAACCACTAGTTCCTTTTGTAGCCCAGTTAATTGCAATGCTAGGGCTAATCCCGCCTGCTTGTATAACAGAAGCATTAATCGTATTATTAGGCGATGCAGTGGCTAAGTATGTACCTGCGCCAGACAAAGAACCACTAAAGTATAAAGTGCCAGACCCGTTTGTCTTTACCCATTGGTTTGTTTCACCAAACGCAGTAGGCAAAGTAAGCGTAGTGCCTGCGCCTGAGTCTGTTGTTAACGTTAGTACGCCTGAATTTGTGTTGTCGATCTGAATTGCCATTATGCTTGAGACCTTCCGACAACTATGTCAAACTTACACAACCAGTCGATCGTAACAGCAGCAACTCCTGTGACAGTAATAGTGACGCCTGAGTAAGTTACGCCGCCTGACCCAGCAACGGCAGTTATTACTGGAGTCGGCCATGTTGTTGCAGCAGCGTCTTCGTACAACACAGCCCACGTGCTGCCTACAATCACTGCATTTCCACTGGCATTACGGTATGTATATGCAGTTAAAGACCATGATTTTGCAATAGCGCCTGTGCCTTGTTGAGTGGCGACTACAATAGCGTCTATTTGCGCAGACGACCTTCTAGACGGAAAAGCGAGCGTTGATGCAGTACTAATTACATTAGTATCGCCAGCTGTTGTTAAATTGTCATTAGTAGGGCTCATAATAGAAGACACGGCGCCTGTCGTCTGACTTACCAACGAATGCATTCTGAAAAACCCGTAACCGTCATACTGACCTGCAGCAGTGCTTGTTTTACAACTTTGGCCATATGTGTGAGCTGCAGAGTCAGCGCCCCACGACATAAACCCACCCATAAACTGAGTTGAGTAATTACCTTTTGGGCTGCCTGCTGTCACACCGATAGAAAGACCGTAGTCGTAGATATTTCCGCCTTCAAAGCTTGTAGTTCCGTCATTGCACATTGAAACACTGTACTGACCACTTCCGGTCATGTCAGTGTTTGATATGTTAACACTGTATGCACCTGTTCCGCCAGAGGCTTTTGATGCAATCATTACAGAGTACGCACCAGATGCAACTGAAGCTGCAGAATTCAAAGTATGCCCTGGGCACATTTCAACAGACCCGGCACCACGAGCATTGCCACCTGTGGTTGTGCCGTCAGGCACATACCCAAATACAAGATAGCCGCTTGACCCTCTAGGCGCTATAACTGGAGACTGGCTTACAGTCCCTCCTGATGCAGTGATTACGCTAACGTTAATGGTTGTGTTAGTGGCACTTGCATTTAAAGCATATGTCCAACCTGCATCCGGCGTTGCTGTTGCAAAAGTAAAAGTGTTTGATGTTGCACCACTGCTTACCATAGCACCTGCTGCAACTGCAGACACAGTGCTAGGAAATGTCCACGTAACAGTATAAGCGCTTGATGCAGGCGGTTTAAGCACTAATTCGCCTGTTCCTGTTTGGTCAAACTGTATTGCCATTAGTACACCTCTACTGTCCAGATATGACCAAACCAGCGAGTTTCAGTTACCGTCCCTGATGTTGCACTAATCGCGAACTGATCTGTGCCATTTGTCACGACAGTTATTAGTGTTGTCCCGGTAAGACCTGCCGAAGAATACAGGTCAGTTACTGTAGGCGTACCTACGAATGTCGGCACGCCTGCTGTTGGTCGTCTAATTAAGCCAGCGACTTTCCACGTTTTGCAATTAGCGCCTGCTGTTGTGGTACAAGTTACATAGCCGTAAAATGCATATGTCATACTAGCTGCAACAACTATGCAATTGTTGTTCGTGTACCCTGTATTTACGCCACAAGCCATAATACCAGTGCCCGAACCCACTAAGTTCTGATACATCCTGTGCGAAACTATTTGTGCAGCACCTTGAGTGGTGCCGTTAAAGTTACAAGAGCCCCATACAGTCGTACAGCCTTGCGATCTAGTAGTTGCATATCTACCGTTAACAATAACAGAATAAGCTTGGGCGGCTGTGGTTCCTGCTGTTCCGCCTGTAAGATTATTGTCGCCGCACAAAATTGCAGTTTGGGTGTTGTTAACGTTGTTGTTTGACCCACCTACAACAGCACTGTATGAGCCTTGAGTAATGGCGCATAAGTTAAGATACCCGCCTAGAATGAAAGAGCTCGCCCCTGCCGTATTACCATAGCCACCTAAAATATAAGCAAAAGAAGCTGCAACTTGAGTTGCCGATGACCTACCCATCTGAAGATCTGTAGCACCCGCCCCTCTGGCATTGCCGCCTGTTGCAGTTCCGTCCGGAACTGATAAAACAAGCATAGAACTGCTACCACCTTTTTGTGCAACGCACCAGGCTTGACTTGCAGTTCCACCAGATGGCGTCATAGACATGACATTAACAGTAGCATTAGTGCCTGTCGAAGACAATGAAAATGTCCACCCTGTTGTCGTAGGCGGCGTTACTGTCGTCCACGTGCCTACGCCACTTGTGTTAAACGTAAGCGCTTGATCTGCAGTTCCGTCAGATGCAGGAAAAGTAAGTGTGTATGAGCCTGTTGTTGCAGGTGACAACGTAAACTTGCCAACAGATGCGGCTGCCCCTGGGTTTTGTAGTGTGATTGGCATGTTATGTCGTCACTACTTCAGATGATGTAATAACGCAAGTCCACTTAATACTAGTAGCGGCTTGACCTGTTGCAGTTACTGCAAGAGTTCCGTTTGTTGTATCAGCAGTTACTGCAATTGCCCATGTTGATGCGCCTGCGTCAGCGGCATCAATATTAACAGCCACTGTGCCCACAATTGCCGTTGTTCCAACACCTGCGCCTCGCTTAATAAGACCTCTGAAATTCCATGCTTTAGCATTACCAGCTGTGGTAACACCTGCAACGACTATTCCTGCAAAAGCAAACGCAGTATTTGCAGCCAAGTTAAGCTGATTTGTACCTGAAGCAGCTGTAATGTCTGTGGTCATTCTAGTGGCTGTTGCATCAGTCGTTGCAGCGGCTAATTGAGTTCTTCGCGACTGGTACTGGCCTAAAGTGGCAGCACCAGGCGCACCTTGAACCAGTGCGCCTGACAAACCTCTATCATCGCCAAAATCACCGCCTATTACAGCAGAGTAAGCGCCTGTTGTCTTATTGTTGGCACCTGCGAAGATGCCTGATTGCGCAGCACCTGCATTATTGTTGTTACCGCCTACAACAGATGAGTCAGTGGATGATGCCGTGTTCGATGAACCACCGATAAGCGATGCATCAGTGCCACTTGCAACCATTGTTGATGCAGATCTTGTAAATTGCAAGTCAACAGAATAAGTGCCTCGAATATCGCCACCTGTTGCCGTTGAATCAGGAATTGCGCCAATAAGACCACCTGTGCCCTTAGGCACAATTGCCGCAAATGCATTTGTAGAGACTGCGCTTACAGTTAGTGAGCTAACGTTATTAGTTGCATTCGGTGCTGTTGTATTTTGAGCAGACGTAAAGCCTGTGATAGACACTGTCGCCCATGATGGGTTAGCCGCAGCACCATTGGCTTTAAGAAAAGTGCCACTAGCGCCAGGTGCTAATGCAGCCCATGTGCTAGCATCCCTGTAAATTAAAGTGCCTTGCGCACTGGCTGACAATGCATTGTCAATAAGCGATGACAAAGTCTGCCATGAAGGCGAAGTGCCACCTGTGTTAACACCTAGAATATTGTATGCAGACCCAATTGCAAGATTAGTAGTAGTGTCAGCAGCAGTGTTGTAGAACATCGTGCCTGCAACACCGCCTGCGATATTTGTAGCTTTGCCTGCAGTTAAGTTAGATTGGCTAGTCCATTCAGGTGCAGTACCCCCTGTATTGACAATCATCACTTGACCGGCTGTGCCAATCGCAAGCTTTGAAATCGTAGGCGTTGTAGCCGAAGCATACATGGTGTCGCCAATTGCAAATGCACTTAGCCCTGTGCCGCCAAAACCGGCAGCCAATGTGCCTGCAACAGAGACTGCGCCGCTTGTTGCAACGTTCGGTGTAAGACCAGTTGAGCCAAAGCTAATTGTCGTAACGCCACCGGCACCACCTGCCGCCCATGTAGGTACGCCTGCTGCGAGTGTAAGCACATACCCGTTTGTGCCTGCAGCTAGCTTAGCAAGAGTGTTTGTTGCAGATGCATAAATAAGATCGCCAGTTGCGTATGCCGTGAAACCAGTACCTCCGTAGGCAGAATCTAGTGTGCCCGCAAGAGAAATTGCCCCTGTCGTTGCAGTATTTGGCGTAAGACCAGTTGAGCCTGCACTGAATGACGTTACCCCACCTGTGCTTGCCGCCCATGTAGGCACACCTGCTGCAAGCGTAAGCACGTACCCGTTTGTGCCTGCGGTCAGCTTAGCAAGAGTGTTTACGGCAGATGCGTAAATAAGATCGCCAGCTGCATACGTGCTAAAGCCTGTTCCGCCATTGCCTAACGCTAACGTGCCTGCAACGCTAACAGCGCCTGACGTTGCAGTTGACGGTGTAAGCCCTGTTGAGCCGAAGCTAATTGTCGTAACGCCACCTGCACCACCTGCTGACCATGTGGGTACGCCTGCTGCGAGTGTAAGCACGTGCCCGTTTGTGCCTGCAGCTAACTTAGCAAGCGTGTTTGCTGCAGATGCATAAATAAGATCGCCAGTTGCATACGTACTAAAGCTCGTACCACCATAGCCAGCAGCTAACGTGCCTGCAACGCTAACAACGCCTGATGTTGCAGTTGACGGTGTAAGACCAGTAGAGCCAAAACTAATTGTCGTAACTGAAGTAAGACTAAATTGTGTTACAACGCCTGCACTGTTTCTATAGAAAAGTTTACCGTCTGCTTGGTTAATTGCCAGCTCGCCATTAGCCAACGCAGCCGGCGCATTGGTTGTGGTGTTCGAGTAGTAGAGTTGTATGGGCGTGTAGCCTACTTGTGCCATTTCGATCCTTTAAGGCGGCCCGTACTTACCTTGGTACGCAGGCGACTGATTGTCTTGACCTGTGAGATCATCATCAGGACGAGGGAAACGAATGGCAATCTTTTCAGGTTGCCTAGCCGGAAGTCTGTATGGGTCGAACTGATCTCTACAACCCTGGTCACAAACACGTAAGCCAGGAAAGTTTGGATCAGAACCCAAGTTGACATATGCACGTTTCATCTTGCAACGGTCACAAATCGCAATACTAAGTATTGCATTACCGTGTGTATCAAGAACTCGTGGCATGTTACCTTGTATAGTAACTTATGTTGGGTGCAAAATAAATCGGAGATTTATCTCTTTCTTCTTGCTCTGCTTGCTGCCAGTACTTGTCTGCTTGCTGCTCTAAGTACGTAACTCGACCGGGGTCAACGGCAGGCAGTTCCATCGACATCTGATGAGCAAGCATGTTCTGAATTGCAAGATACCACCGCTGTGGGATCTCCAACTCACCTGACAGATCGCCTACGTCTTGAATTTGACGATACCGCCAAACTACGATCTGTGGGGCGTAAGTGTTTGACGATGGCCACACATACATTGTAGGCTGTGGGATCGTTCTATCAAACCAGAATTGCAAAGGCCTATTGCTAACAAAGTTTTTGTTCGGCAGATTGGTGTAGTCGTCACGGTTCAGCCTTGCCAAAGGTATCTCATTGGCATTCGAACCAAATACAACTTGGTAAACCCCCATGTTCACACCAGCCGACTGGCTGATACGCCAGTAAGTAGTGCTAGCCGAAGGGTCTAGATCATAGTACAGCCACGTTCCTGCAACCCATGTAGTTGCACCTGGACTGTAGACAGTGGTCCACGTGATCCCATCTGTTGAACTCTGGATGGTAAGAGTGACCGACCCTGAGACCGCAGGCAAAATGCCGACTGTACCGATGTAAGTATCGGCACTTAAAACCACGCCGATTGACCCTGTGTTGTTGCTCAGCTGACAAATGTTAGTGTATACACCATCAAAAGCATACGCAGAAGTACCTGAAGTGCTATATCCGCCGGTCGTATTTGCATTTACCGTGCGGTAATTGGTGTTCAGCACATCAATCGTGCCTACTGGCAGTGAGTAGATGTACTTCTCAGGCGTTAGACCAAGAATAGTTTTGTCAATGCACCAATAGTGAACACCGTAGTTAGCAAGGTTTGACAAAAGATAGAACAGACTATCTTTAGATGCGTCTACTTGTTCAACTGTAAGCTCTTCAGCTAGTTTTCCCGACCTACGAGCACCGTGGTCAATTAACTTTTGAACAGAGATTACAGTTTGACCGACTGTACCTGAAGTAGACATGCCACCCCTTTAGTAGTTTGGTTTCTTCTTAGAAGCTTTGTTTGCTTTTCCGCCTTTTTTATAGCTCATCTGGCCTCTGCCTGGCAAGATGCTTTGTGTTGGCGGGTTCGTAAAATCAGGTCTGTTCACAGGCGCTACTTTTGGCGGTGGTTCTCTTCCCATCACTGGAGTTGGCTGTACAGGCCTAGGTGCAGGCCTATAGACAGGCGCAGCTTGTCTTTCCATCGGCTTAGCTATGGGCTTTGCAGCATTATAAGCAGCCTGAAAAGACTTGCCGTACAAGCTAGGCGCTTGTGCCGGTGAAGGACGAGATGCCGTGTTGCTTGAAGTAGAACCAATTTTACGCGCTGAGTTGGGGTTCACAGTGCCTTGCATTGCTTGAAACTGTTGACCTGTGATTGCGCCGCCAGTCCGATAGCTTTTACGCGGCTTAACTTTAGTGTTGACCTGCACTTTTTGCAGCTTAAACGGCTCCATAATCACGCCACCGTCTTTCTTTGCCGAAACTCTAAGGTCTTCAGCAGTAGGCGCGCCTTTGCTGCCAGGCTTTCGCATACGCTCGCCTGATCCGCTTTCAATACGTTTGCGCTTGGCGTGAATGTTGTCCCACAAGCCGCCTTCTTTTTTACCGTTAGATGGCATACGCCCTCCTTAAGCTTGAGCTTCTTTCCAAGACAATCGAGCTTGCACGTTTGCAGCGCCTACTGTGGTCACAACCACGTACAGAACATCAGGCCCATCAGGGTACAAGCCTGCTTGAGTAGTTGGTACAGTGTTGTTAACACCGCCGCCTAAGATTGAGTTACCTAAGTCGCGAACTTGTGCCAAGTCCAACGTATTCACGCCTGAAGGAACGTATATGGCAGCTACTGATTCGCCGCCTGTAATGGTTGCTGTCGTACCGGTGCTACCATTGTTTGCAACTTGAGCCAACGATGAAGTAAATCCGCCAGAAAGCTGAAGCGGCGAAATAAAAGCTGCTTGAGCGCCTGTACCAGAGAATGCAGCACCGAGTCGACCGTTTAGCACCAAGTTAACTAGTACACTGGCCGATGAGATAATTGACACAGACTCCAGCTGTAGCTGCATTCGATTAATGTTTTCTTTTAATCCCAAAGTGCTTGTGGTTCCATTGTCTACTGATGGTGCAATTCGGATTGCCAACAAAGCGTATGTGCCTGCAGCAGATATCGCCAAAGGCGTCACCATGCCATAGTTGAAAATCAGCGACTTGTCATCGTTAAACTGACCGTCCATGATGACTGATGAACCCCAGTGCGAAATAGAAGGCACTGTGTCGGCTGTTGCATACTCAACAGTAACAAACGCTGTTGCACTGTACGTAAATGCTGTTGCCGCAGCGCCACCGGTCTGACCACGAGTACACCCGGTTAATGAAGTTCCAGTTTTGCCTGTGTAAGCAACATACTCAACCGCGCCAGTTGTGCCGCTTGCTGTGATCTTTGCAAGACCACTAGGGGCGAACAAACTAGTATCCGCGACGTTGATAGTTGTGTCGGCAATAGCAACTGAAGCAGTCAGATACGAAGTTGGCGTTAACCCAGCTGACTCGTAGTGAGCAGGCAAGTTGCCTGAGCGCATAAAAGCTTCGTACTGTAGATTGTTGTTCTGGACTTGGTGGCAGAAAGTAACTGCGCCATCTTTGCCACGAAAACCCCAGCGAATTGAACCGGCACCGTACCAAGAATAGTCGATGTAAATCATCTGCATTCTGGTCAGATCAAGTGTGTAGCCTGAAGGACCAGTGCCGTCCATTGGGTCGAACCACGTCGACCTTTGGTAGACAGTGTCCGTAGTGACAGACATAATGTAGCCACCGTTCGGCGAAGCAGTTGAATCGTAGCTAATGCCTCTGTACTCAGGTGAAATTGTCAATGATGTGTTGCTTGCAATAGCAACAACTCGATATGCTTGACCTCTGATCACACAAAACTGACCTGGCACAAGCGCAGTAGCAAAGTTAGTGCCCACTCCTGTGACAGTTGCATTGCCTTGAGTTACTTGAACAAAGCCGGCAGTCTGAATAATAGAATTGCGAACAACAGCAGTTAAGTTTACGCCATCGTACCTAAAAAAGACACCGTTTTGTTGGTCAAAGATGCCCACTGAATTTTGAGCACCGTACCATATGACAGGGTTGACCCGAATTGTATTACCTGTCGCAGGGGTTGACGGAGGCGTGTTAATTACCGTAGTGTTGTACTGAAAAGTAGTCTTAGTAAACCCAGTAGACAGAACAGTAAATGTGCCGTTGTATTGCGTAGGTGTTGCGCCAGATACTGTAACAGTTGTGCCAGCAGCCAAGTTGTGAGGAAAAGAAACAGTGACTGTAACAGTGGTTCCAGAAGCCGTCAGCACCGGCTGAAGCAATGATGGGCACAACGACGTGCCAGTTGAGAACTGAAGGCCTTTGCCTGACTGATAGCGGAAATAACGCCGAGTTTGCCGAATCAGTTGCTGGTTGGTAATAGTGCCACCTGCAGAGAAAGCAACACCGCCGTCAAACGGTCTTGACTCAACCCAGCCAGCAGGCCGAGAGTACACAGTAAGCTGACCTTGCGTGTTTGTCGGGTTAGTGACTGCAACTGCAGTAGTGAAAGTGAATGTGTTAGCCGTTGGAGTTGTAGCAACAATCCAAGCACCGTTTGCATTCACGTCACTAGTGCCAATCACATAAACATAGTCGCCTAAATTTAAGCCGTGTGGGTAAGTGGTTGTGCAAGTCGGCGTTGTAGTTGCAGTCCCAGTAATACAGTTAGCGTTAACTTGAAAACCGCAGTTGCTGTAAAAGTAGGCAGGGTAGACATACGTTCTACCTGGGTTGAACACGTTTGTTGATGCAGTAGCAGCTGCGTCAATCAGAAACGAAACAGAAGTACTTGCAGTAACTGTAGTAACCAACCACCAACCGTTAACGTTAGCATTAGTTGTGCCTTGAACAAAGATCGGTGTGCCTACTGTATACGCTGCAGTAGACGCCATGAACACCGTAACAGTGCGGCTTGCGTTAAGTGTCTGAATTCCAAGAGACGAGCTACCGTTATTAACGGTTGTAGAAATCTGAGGAATGTAATAAGCACCCTGTCGATTATTTTGTAAGTTAATCGACTCCCACTTTGTGGGCTGTTGACCGTATTCGAAGTCAGTGTCAATCAGCGCTTGAGGCTGAGACACTCGCAATTTGTCAACAGGGTCAAACGCAGCAGAGCGAGACGAAGTCTGCGTAAGCAATTGGCTGTCTGTTCGGCTTACTGGGCCTGTGTATGCAACGAGTTGTGACATCTTTTATCCTTTACAAAAGCAAGGGGCCGAAGCCCCTGCCTTTAACACTCAACTTTAGCTTTGCCACCGGCTTTGTACGCAGATGTTGCAGCATTTCCCTTGTGCATCTTTGCAGTCACCATTTCAGTGGTGTCGTTACTGATGCCTTTAGCGGGCTTCTGAATCGCCACTTGTCCGCCTTCTTTGTACGCAGATGTTGCAGCATTTCCCTTGTGCATCTTTGCAGTCACCATTTCAGTGGTGTCGTTAGTAATGCCTTTAGCAGGTGACTGAATCGCTACCTGGCCGCCTTCTTTGTAGCCCCCAGGTTTTGTCACCGAAACGCCACCTGTTTTGCCTAAGCGGTTAGGCCTAGTAGCTGCAGAATGCATCTGAGTATTGGCGAACCTTACAGCAGAGATGTTCTCAGTGTAAGGCCTAGGCGACTTTTTTGAAGACACGCTGCCGCCACTCTTAAACTTACCCATGGGGGCGCGTCCAGAGGTGGAGACCATCTTCGTAGTGTCGTCGCTAATGCCTGGAGCGGGCATCCTTGGGTTAACTGCCATTCCGCCGTTTTTATAAGCGGACATAGCAGCATTTCCTTTGTGCATCTTTGAAGTCACTATTTCAGTGGTGTCGTTACTGATGCCTTTAGCGGGCTTCTGAATCGCCACCGTGCCACCATCTGCATAGCAATCAGCCGCCATTCCACCTTTTTTCAAGGATAAGTCAGTGCCTTTGCCGCCTTTGTGCGCTTGCTTGTCGTGCTGATTAAACGCCTTTTTCACCATGGCCTTGTCTTTCGCCATGTCAGCACTGCCGCCTGCCTTCATAGCAGGCATTGCACCTGCCATTTCAGGCTGACCAGGTCGAACTTTCTTCGCCATTCGCTGTCTCATGGCCCTCTTTGCAATGTTCTCATCCATCATGGGTTTCCCCATGGATGCATCAGGAGAAGGTCGCCGTGAGGCCATCGATGCCTTCGGCGAACTCATCGGAAGTGCGCCGCCCATCGCCATCTTCACCGTCCCACCTTTTTTGAAGGTGAGAACAGCAGATGGCTCAGTTGTGCACATCTTTGGTAGACGTTTAAACTCAGACATGTTGTGTCTCCTTAAGCAGAGAACTGAGTGACACCCAATGCGCCCAAACGGGTGGCATTAGGGCCGCATGCAATGGCAGGAACTGCAATGCTCATGACCAGACGCTTAATACCATCCGTGGCAGAAGCCGGAGTGTACGTACCACGAACATCGCCAGTAGTTGCAGTTGCAGTTGCTTGATCAGCAACAAGAGGAGTACCTGCAGCATCTGCCAGAGTGTTGTTGTACCCGATGTGCTGAATGTAGCCAAAGTCAGTGATACGAACTGGAATGCCTAGAATGTCGGTTGTGCCTACAGTACAGGCCGTTGCTGAGCCTGCGATTGTTACTGCACTAACCTGGAAGAATGCCTTCTTACCTGAAACAGCAGTGCCTGCAACAGCCACAGTGATCGTCTCAGTCATTCTCTGGCCATAGATATCGAAGCCGGAGATAGTGAATGCACGAGCTGTAGTGGCGCAGTTAACTTGCAATGCACGAGGCACATCCAGCTGCACAACGCTAGTGCCATCAGCACGTAGAACGTATCGACCGCCTAAAAGGCTGGTTGTCAGCAAGGACAAGCTTTGAGCACCTGCCGCAGTTTGCGATGCAACAACGTTTGCAGTGTTCAAAACAATTGGAACCGTATCCCATATGTAGAGACGTCCCAGAGGACCGACGCCTAAGGGCATCAGTGAAGGGTCGGGCAAAGTATCTTCAAGTCCGCCAACAACCGTAGTGCTAGAGACCGTGGTTGAGTTGTTCACGTTGTAAGTACCAATACCGCCTGTGCCAGTACCAAACGAAACGATAAACGTACCGGCTGTAACACTAGTGCCGCCTAACATCATGCCAACTTGAAGTGGCACACCGTTGAGCAGTGCAGTAACAGTCAGTACAGTAGTTGCTTGTGATGCTGTAACAACAGCAACGTTTTGAGTGCGTGTGTAACCCATGAAGGTTTCGGCACCACCCAAGAAAAGATCATCTGAAAATTGAGGCATTTTGTCTTCTCCTTGAAAAGCTTGACAACTTAAACAAAAAAGGGGGCTGGTGTTTTAAGCCAGCCCCGTCTACTTACACGCCAGGCGTGCCGTACAGTGCACGAGGATCGGTATAACCGACATCGTAACGCTCAGTGGCTTTGTAACGCATGGAGTCGGTTTCGAAGTCACCTTCCATGGTCTTCTCCAACCCACGACGCATCATCAGCTTCATGCCTTCTGGTGCATCAGTCTGGACCCACCAAGCAGTGGCGCTGGTCAAACGAGAGAGAACCGATGCGCCTTCGGGCATCAAACCAATCGACTTGATCGGGTTGATGTCGTTGTTAGCGGTACCGGCACGCAATACGCTCTTCAGCAATACTTCGGCTTGGAACACGTTACCAGGGGCAACCACCAGTTTCAGAGGCTGGAGACGGATCTTCTTACCGTTGTTGTCAACGGCTTGGCGAACCTGAATCAGCATCTGTTCCAGTGAGGTCTGGCTCAAGTTAGCAGAAGTGTTCAGCAAGTTGCTGAAGCTACCGCTAACGATCGGGTGAGCCGAGTTGCTCAAGGACACGCCGTCACCACCGATAGCGGTTGAAGTGAATGCAAGGTTCAACACGTTAGCGCACAGGGTTTCCTTGGTTTCCACCAAAGACTGTGCCAGGTGTTTTGCATACACTTGACCGATACGGATGTGATCACCGTCTTCCACAAGCACTTTGGTCAACGCGAAGGCCAAGCCATACACGTTGTACACATAGCGCTTCAGGAAGAGAACGCCACCCTGTTGATACGTGACGGGTTGGCCGTCAGGCAACTGAGGTGCAGCGCCGAATCCGTACAGGACGGGCTCTTCGTGGTAGTTACGTGGAATGCCTTGTTGTTCACGGAAAACCGTGGACCACTCATCGGCTCGTTGGTCATAGACTCCATCGAAGCACTCATTGAGAATAGGCTCAACGATACTTCTAAAGTCTGTACTGCGCATTGGTGCGGCCATTTTTTAGTCCCCCTTAAACAATGGCTGTCACAGAACCGAAGTACTGAGACTGGCAGTTAACGACACGAACGACCACAAAAGGATCGCCCCACTTGTTGTCCGGATAACCGGCAAGATCAACCACGCGCATTTGACCTTGGCCAGCGTTAGCAACAGCAGTTGAAACACCCAAAGCCGTCGAAGACAGCCCGGTGGTGTTTGAACCTGAAGTAACTGCGAAGCCAGTGCCTGCACTGAAGTTGTATTCGCCACCTAGCGCGGTTTGCGCAATGGTTGCATCGGTTTGAATTTCATAAACGATGTTTTGGTCGTTATAGAAATACGCAATACACGAACCGGTCTGATACGTAGTACCAGAAGGCCAGTAGTTGCTAACACGACGGCGACCAGTGGTGTCCGTAAATTCACATCCGGCGAAAGCTCCCGTCCAAACGCCAGAGGCGGCGGCTTGTGCGATAGTACCAGCGGCTACAGAAGTGCCTGCAGTGCTGTTATATCGGATAGGGGAGCCTTTCAGTATGTCAGCAGCCAAGCCGCTAACAATACCGCCGGCAAGCGCCTGTGCACGATCCAATCCCGAAGGATGGAATGCAGGGCGCAAACCAAACGATGCTGAAGTTGCACTCATTAGAGTATCCTTTCAATTGATAAAAGCCTGCTTGTCATCATTGGAAGACAGGGACAGGACGTTGTTTTTGGGCATCAAAATACATGCCGTCACCTTCGATCGTAACCAATGGTTTCCCATTGCTGTCACGTTGGCTTAGCAGTTGTTCTTGCTGAATCTTGATCTTCTCTTGCTCCTCTTGAGGCGCATGATAGTGAAGTTCCATCATCAAGTCTTGATAAATCGCCATAGGCAACTTATACAACACCATTTCATTGCAAGCTACGAAACCAACATGCTCCCCTGCTTTCACTCTCAAATGCTCAAAGCCTTGTAGTTCATCGGCTTTCACGGGCTCATAGCCCATTCGCATACGCTTGTGAATAGGGTCATACTGATTTGTCGTTGATAACCAGCATAGGTGATACCCGGGGATTTCGGGCGGGGTCGGAAGAGCTTCTTGAAGCCACTCCGAGCGGAACATCCTACGACGTTCCTCGGAAGATACAAAGTTTGCATCTTCAGGCGCTGCGCGTGAAGCATCATCTTGCGAACGATTGCTTCTGTCTACGCGTGTGTTCTTTTTAATTCGGTCGTCCATGTTAGCCTCGTTTCTGTTGTTTGTCATATTCAGCAAATCGCTGAGCCATCTTGTTGCGAAGCTTTACGTCGTCCCACATGCCGGCTTCTTTAATAGCGTTAACGCGGTCAGGTGTGAGTCTAAACTCACCTTGACGTGGTGTACTTACCGATTCGCGCCCTGAACTTCCCACAACAGACCTTGGTCTAGAGTTACGTGTATCGGTACTATACCCCGCTTTATATCTATGTGGCAAATATTTTTGCAACCTGTCGTCCAGTTCGTCCCAATAGTCGGCTGATGTCGGGTCGTACCCTTCTTCGGTTAGAACTTGATCTAAAGACTGCGCAATCTTAGAATCCGCATCTTTAAGATGAGGATCGTACCAATTGTTCCGTTTCATCCAGTCAGCCGCATTTCGCTGAACACTAGGATCCGGAACCTTGATGTTGTTCTGTTTCGGCTGAGACATTACCTTATTGGCATTTGCCTTCAGCGCCTGTAGTGACTCAAGTTGCCGCTGGTTGTCATACCAGAGCTGTTGAGCCTTTGTCAACTCGTCGCCTTGACGAGAGTTAACCGCCTCTTGCATCTTCATCTTTGCGTACTCGACTCGAGTACCTGCATCGTCGATGGCTTTGTCAATCCTTGCCAGCTCAGCGCCAGTGGTTTTTGTTTCCAAAGCCGCCACTCGACCAGCAAGTTCTGAGTTCTGCTTACGAAGAGATGTGATCAGATGGTTCGATTCACGTGCTTTCTCACGATGCAATTGCTTTTTAAGCTTTCGTTCTTCTCTGCGAGCCGCTCGTATGGCTTCTCGTTCCGGATCGTCGTCATCAGAACCACCTCTGTCGTCATCATCTAGGTCATCTAAGGCCTCGTTTTGAACCTTTTCTTGGTGCTCTATAGGTTCAGATGCCTCACTCGGAGGTAGTTTTACCACTGCAGAGCCATCTGATTCCTCAGCGACCTGCATTTCTAACTTTTCTGTTGAATTCATACAGTTTTCCTTTCGAAAACTTAAATAAATGCCTTAATTGCAAGCGGATCACCCGTTACCTTGCCAATCAGCTCGTGATCATTGAAAAAGGTGAAAAGGGCCTTCCCTTTGCTTCCATCTTGATCAAAATCAACCTCCCAACGGTCGCCGCCCCATTTCGGGACACGAACGAAGTCGCCGACCTGTGCCCAAGCACCTTCTGGCCATGGTTCCATGCTTTCTCGCTTGCGGAATGCTAGCGGACCGATCGCGATGACCTTTCCGATCATAGTATTCCACTTTTCCGTCTCTTTGGTCTCTTCGACCAACACGATACCGGAGTTCGTGACCTTTTCTTTCACAGCCCTCAATTGCACAAGGACTCGAGCACCATACGGTGCCATCAAAGGTTCAACGATAGGAAACGCCTCTTCAAGCGTTTGTTCAATAATGTCATTCGACATCTTTTTTATCCTCTTCTAAGAGTTGGTTGATGATATTCAAGGCTTCTTCCAAGCCCTGGTGCTGGCCGACTAACCGCTGGTAAGTCTCAAAGTTAGTGACGAACCCTTGTACAAGGGAATCACTAATCTTGGCTTGCTGCGCCTTAATACGACCAATGAAGTCGGAGATCGAAGTCAATTACTTGCCTCGACCTACCGAACGCTTCATAGGAGCGCCAATCATGATAGTAAGACCCATGCCTTTTTTGGCTGGGCCACCACTTTTCATGGTTGCAAGTTTCGTGCCTGTCGATTTAGCAGGCTTAAGAGGTCCGTTCTTGTTGATCAACGTGTCAACACCTTTTTCAGGCATCACGCGACCGCCGTTGGCATATCTACGAACTTTGCCACCTTTTTTCATCACATTGCCCTCTGTGATGCCCATGGCCATCTTTTTGTGGGCGGAAATTGCTTCAGTCATTGTTGACCTCCTAAGGTTTGTTGAAGTTGATTTTGCGCGTTAATAGCAGTTTGTAACTGCTCATGTTGCAAGCTGGCTGCATCACGCGTAAGCTCTGCCGACTTGATTCTTTCCTGCGTGAGATTGTTCTCAGTGTTTTGTATCATGTCAGCTTGCACTTTAATTGCCTGCTGGCTGTCTTGTTGTTGAAGCTTGGCAACGCCTAGTTGCAAATCGCCTTGGTCTTTCTGCGCCCTACGTTGCGTCTCTGCCATACTAGTTTGTATGAATGCTTGTGTTGCAGGATCAGGTTGTGGCTGACCTTGAAGCTTCTTAAGCATATCCATCGCTTGTTGAATGATAGGTGTGACACCGCTTAAAGTTTCCTGAATGTCTTGGTGCACGTGTTGCACAACCGCACCGAGCAACTTGTCAGCCTCATGTGGTAACTTCTGCTCTTTAAGCACGTTAAACGGCCTATTCAGCGAAACAGATGCATATCCGTCAACTTGGTTTAGGTACCATAGCGTTAAATGTTGCTTCACGTGCTCTAAACACTGAGGCACGAATGTAGGCGCCATAATTGGATTGCTACCATACACAGGATCACGTAAATAATCTAGGTGAATTTGTAAGTGAGCCAAGTGATCTTGCGTCGGGAATGCACCAACTGGTTTGCCTAACGTCATTGCAACGTTCTCCAGAGCAGGGTTCATCTCTTTCACATCTTGCGGGTCCGGTAAGACCTCATTGACGTCAGGCAACTTGATTTGCTTAAGAATACGCTTCTCAACAGCTAAGCGGTTGTACAAATCAGGGTTTGCCTGCGCACGTGCTGCAAGCGTTTGTATTTGTGCATATCGCTGTGTTTCAGCAAAGATGTGTGGGTCAGAAACTGGAATAATGTCAGAGTTACGCTCAAAGTCTTCTTTGGTGATCTTAAGATCCTCAACGATTTCGCCTTTGCGCTGCTCATCCAAGTACCAACGGTTTAGACGAGCCAGAATCTTTAGAACACGTGCTTGACTACCGTGAATGCGTGCATGAATTGAACTGAACACCGCAGCACCTTGCTCAATCAACGCTTGCGTAGTTCCAACAGGTGCATTAGACCCGATGTCTGCAATCTTCTCTTCGGATGTTGTAACTACGCCTTTTGCAGCATTTGTCAACCAGCCAAGCAATTCAAACAACACAGCCGAAGGCGGATTGAATGGCATAGCCATCGCCACTTTGCGAATGTCATCAACGCCTGGTGCGCCTTCGATTTCAGCAACTTGTGTAGGCTCAATTGTGAGTGACTGACCAGAGATCTTAGCGCCCTTCAACTTCAGCATCGTAGGCGCATTGTTGATGTGCGCACTATCAAGCAGCGCTCTCAACGACCCGGTCAATGCAGCACTAAGCCCACCAATTAAGTGCGGCAAGCCAATTGCATAAGCACCACGCCACGGGATGAACTTAAACTCAACTAACCAGTCAAGCTTAACGTAGTCCTCATCACCTTCTTCCCAGTTGCGATACAAACCAACCACTTCACGTGTCAGCTCATCGATCATTAGGATGTAAGGCGAACGTGAGCCTTGCGACTTACTGTCATCATCCATCTCCAACCACGTGTAGATGTGAAACACACGACGCACACCGTCAACGTTCATCGACTGGCTTTTCTTGCCTTCGATCTTGTCATTTGCCTTCTTAGCCTTTGATTCTTCAGGCTCCTGGCTTGATGTATAGAAGTCTACATCAATGTACAACCCGCTATCGATCCGAACCTCAAACTCGTCTTGCGTAATGTCATTAACTTCGGTGACGCGGCTTGCAGTATAGAAGTTAGCCGATGCGTAAGGCAAATAGATGTTGTCAATAGGTATGAATTCAGCACAAGGGCGACGTTTGTTCTCGTCGTACCACATCTTGAGGTACTGTGAGCCGCCAAGAGGCTGTTGAGTTAGCAGCTGTTCAAGCTCATCCTTGTACTCTTCAATCTGCTCAGTCAGTTGCCAATTCATGTAGTCGCGCTTACGCTCTGCACGTGCAACCTTGTCTTCCGTTGTTTCACCGATGATCTTTGTACGAACTGGGCCGTCAGGTGGAAATAGTTCCTTGATCGCCCTTGCAGAGAAGTCAACGCAGGCCTCTGCCATGATCGGGTGGACCACTTTCGATGCGCCATTAAATGTTGCACCACCGGGTGCATCGTTTCCCAGCCCCGTCCTTCGTAGTCCTTCTTCGTACTGCTTGTCACGCTCCTCACGAGCCTCTTTGTCTTTGTCGATGAGGTCTAAGTACCGGATTGCAAGACGACCGAGCTCAACAGTGTCATATGTCTCGGCCATGTTGGCATAGAAATCAGCATCTTCATCTGGGCCGAGTGTTTTGTCGCCTAGCTTAAAGATTGCCGAACCGTCTTCCAGTTCTTCAACATCGTCTTCGGCTTTGTCAAACATGTCAAAGACAGAAACGTCATCGTCTTCATCTTCATCTGAAACTGGACCTACAAAGCGGTTGTAGTCTTGTGGGATCGGCATTTCTGTAGCCATGTTATGCTCTCCGCATCATAAGTGCAAACTTCATATCGTCCAATGTAGCTGGTCTTTGGACTGTACCACCTTTTGCATACCCAGGGATCGTTTGCCCTGGGCCATTAAGGATGTGCTCTTTCGCTTCTGGTGTGAAGCTGATCTCGTGGTAGTCGCCGTCGCTTACAAGCTTAGATGTGACACCTGGGATTTTAAGTAAGGGCTTTAAGCCTTCTTTGACAATTGCTTGATCATAAATTGGCTTAAACTTGCTTGTCGTGTCTTTACGTATTGGCACTTGCATAGTTAAGCCTCGGTCATCTGGTCTGGCTTCCCAACCTTGTACATCAGGTCTTTCGCTAGCAATTACTTTAGCTGTCGGCAAATAGACTACGTCTGCACCAGACTCTAGGGCTTTTTGAATTGCCGCCTTAAACAACACCCCGTGAACCTGATGCAAATGAGCAACTTGCTGAGAATTCTTTTGTGCATCTGACTGAATTTCTTCAATAACATAGCTATTGGGCTTTGTTGTGAATATATCAGCATCTGTAGTCTTTACTTCAAGACCGTTACGGTTGTATGTGCCCCTGACATGGCCGATCAGGCCCTCAGGCGCTTTAGCAAAGTGATGATAAGTGCCTTGTTGATCTGGGTGAGTAACGCCAAACTCACTGTACTCGTCTCCCTTACTATTTAGCGCCAAACGTTGAGTGGTTGAATACGTAAAACCTTTTTCATCTCCAACTTGTGTGCCATCCATATCAGCAAGATATGCCATGCCTGCTTCTACTACGGCTTTAAACGCTTCAGCATGCGCGACGTATAACGAATCATAGTCAGTGATGTTTTTCTTCTTGAGCGCCTTCTTTGCGCCTGAAGACAATTCTTCAAATGCTAGAGTATCATATACAACGACATCTAGTATTTCATCGTGGTATTGATCAGATATATCCATTTGATCCAGCACAGATTCAGGTTCATCTGCTACATGATCTTCTGCCATGTCTCGATAGTGTGCGTTGTCGTCAGCAGAACCTTGCAAACTTACAATGTCGTAGCTTGAAGGTAGCAACTCACGAGCAAACTCGGCCTTTGTCATCTGGCGATTAGGGTCCATGTTCTCAAATGCCATCAAGCCTGTTGCCAATCCTTCTTTGGTGGCACCAGGCAGACTCTTCACTTGCTGCAAGAAGTTGCTTACAGGCTGTGTGTCAGGACCTTTAAGTGATTGAGCAGTGATTGAAGGGGTGATATTTAAGTTACCTAGCGGCATGCCACGAACAGCGGATGCGCCACCCGGCTGGAATGGGCCTCGTCTACCACCAAACAAAGACATAAGCTCTTGTATTTGATCCTCGTCCATCATCCTAAATTGCGGATGGTCCGGGTCTTCAATAAGGCTACGCAACTCTCGAAGCTGTTGCGCTGTAGTTGCAGGGTCAGCTATAATTTCTCTAATTCGCCGACCCGCTTGCTCATCTGTCATATCGCCGTTAAACTCATTGAAGTCGAACCGAGCACGCCGAGCTTGCACACCACGATTCACACGAGGCAAGTTGTCATTTGCCCATTGGCGAACTCGTCGAGCTACTTCATCCGTGCCATTATCCGTGTTAAACAGCGCTCTGTATTCGTCCATGTCAAGACCTATTGCACCCATGATCTGCTGTTCATCGGCCTCGAATTCGCCAAGCAAATTAGCGACGTCATCCCTTGTTATTGGGTCGCCATTATTGATCTGGTCTTGGAAATTATGAATGATTGCATCAGCAATTTCATCTGCTTGACCCATTAGACGAGCTTCTTCGTCTAATAGCATCTGGCTAAGCTGAGTAGCGACTCTTTCCATCGCGAGCTCTCGATATTCTACAGGAAGGCGATCAATTTCTTGATAATCTGCGTACCCCATACTTAGCTGTTCAACGACCTCTTCCACATCACCACGATTGCCATCAACGTCGTCAAAGATCCCTTGCGCTAAGTCGCGAGGGACAAAGTTAGCATCTGCAAACACTTGGTCGGCATTGTCGAATGCTGCCAAAGCTGCTTCTTCGTCTACATCGATTACAGGCTCTCGAAGAGGAAGTATTCTCTCATCCAGCATCTCAGCAACTTGATTCATTGCCACTTGCCGCAATGCTACCGGAAGCGCTTGAAATGCCGGGTGATCCAATGTGCCGTTTTGCAAAGCAGTTAGCGTGTCTTCTAAGCCGGTCAAATGAACATCACCGTGCGGCCCGACTTCAGTGTTGTACAAATCATCTACAACCGCTCTTGTGTTGAAGTCTGCTGCAAGAGCTTCGACTGCTTGTATTCGCTCGTTAATTGCTTCTACTGCAGCATCGCGCTCGACACGAGGCAGGTACGACCAAAACTGATTAGGGTTGTCACCTCTCATTGCAAATGCCATTGCCCGTAAATTATTGACGTCGCCTTGCTGAATTACGTCGGCCAAAGTTTGTCGTTGCAAGGCCAAGGCACGATCGCCGGGCTGATCATCAGGTTCCCACTCACCAATCTGCTGTCGCAGAAAATGTGCTTCAACTTCCTCAGCAAGCTCATTTAAGCTAATTTCAACAAGCCCAACTGGCTCTCGTTGTGCCGCCTCACGAAGAGCGTTTGCATAGCCTTCTGGGTCTCGGTTAGGGTTAACGTTCTCTTGAACTCGGTATGCGATTGTCTCTACACGATCGCCTACTTGAGCACTTACGTCTCTACGAACTGAGTCGAAGAACGGTTGCAGTTGAAACACCTCTTGAGGCGCAGGCGCCGGAGGCGCTTGCAGTGCAGGCGCTTGAGCCGGCATTACTTCAGGTGAGCCTCTAAAGTCTTCAATGACTTTTTTCGCATCTGAGATCGACACAAACCGAGTGCCTTCTTCAGTTAGCACCCTTGCTTCGTCCTCCGTTAGCCCATAGTCGTCGTTCATTGCTTGCCGATCAGACTTATTAAGCATGTCCCTAACATGCGCATGATCTCTTAGCTGTTCGCTGACTCGGTTAATCTTTTCGGCGTTTCTGTTCATAAACCTAGCAATTGAGGATGAGTGTGTTGGTACAATCGCCCTGTTATTGTGACCATAAACACCTGCAATATTGTATGTGCCATTGCCTAGATTTTTTAGATGTATGGCGCCTTCTGGCAATCCCGTATTAGCTTCATTGATGATCCACATTACGCCTCCGTCATTCATGACGTCATTTACGTACGTCATGCGAGGCGACCTAGCAAGCGGGTTAGGCTCGCCTGTAAGAGGGTTTACTTGCGGCTCATAGTTCTGCTTTTTGCCTGAGAATAAGTTCCTTGTGCCATCTTTGGCTGAGCCGCCTTCGCCAAGACAGAAGTCACAAACAGCTGTTGCAATTGAGAACTCGTGCTTAATGTTTTGTAAGCCTAGATCCTTTGTGATCACGCTTACGCCAATACTGCCTATCTTGTTTGCCTCTGGGATCGCTTCCATTCTTGTCATTAGCGCTTCAACAAATGCTTCTTTGCGCTCTTTTTCAGCGACTTTCTCTTGGTTCTCCAGCATGATTCTAGCTTGAGCATTCTTCTTAACGAATTGGCCGACACTGTTTGGCATCTTGTCTGGCTTAATCTTGCCTGACATTACATCTTGGTAAAACTCACTAGCAATAGTGCTTAATGCATCAGTTGCAGCGTTTGTGAGCAAATACACTGATTCATCGCCTGGTGTCTTTTCAAGCGTAGGGTAGAACTGTCGCTCATGCTGCACTAAGTCTTCTCTAGCGCCGGATGCTAGCCGCTTAACAACCGAGTTGTCAGCCATTGTCTCAAGTTTATAAGCCAGCTGCTGGTTTTGCCAAGCAGTCATGGCTTTGTCATGTGCAGCTGAAGCCCTGTCTACTTCACGACTAGCAGCTGCAAATGCTTCATCTTCGGCAGGTCTAATGCCTCGTGCTTGAGCGGCTAATCCTACTCGAGTCTTTTCTTGCTCTAACTCTGTAAGCTGCCGGTTTAAGTCTTCTACTTTTTGTGATGCAGCACGAAGTGACGTTGCATACGACCCTTGAGGGTCCAACCCCATTGCGATTCGCTCGGTTTGCGTCGCACTAGTGGGCCTTGTAGTACTTCTGCTAATTAGCTCTTCTGGAGGGGTTACTGTAAGCCCTTTCTCTGCAAGCTTAACAACTTCGTTGTTTGCGGTGCCCCACTGCTTATCGATAAAGTTAGTGAACACTGTATCAAGCCACTTAATAGCCGATGTGTGCGCATTTGCTATGTCTTCGCTACTACTAAAACGTTGTGCACCAACAGCAACGCCCTCGGGTGAGTTGCGCCACTCATCAAACCACTGTGCTTCGAGCTTAGCAAAGTCGTTGCCTGTGCCATCACCGTAGTTTGCAACTTTTATGGCATTTAGTCTGTCTCTATATTCGAGATCAGGGTACAGCTCTTCAGCTTTCTTTGCTTCAAACTCAAGCCAGCTATCAAGAGTAGGCCCATCAAGCTGGCTTCTCGCCGTGTCAAAAACTTGCATCGGCTTTAAGACAGGATCGACTGTAGGTATGTAAGCTGCCGTTGCTATGATGTCGGCTACCGGATTAATACGAGGCTGATATGTGCCTGCTTCAGGCGGAACAGTTGGGAAGAACGTATTCAGTCTCGAGCCTTCAGGTCTAACCGCATACATCTTAGTGTCAGGTTGTAAAGCAGCTGGCAAGCCTGGAATAGGCGTAAGCCCTTGCATCTCACGCCTTGCCATTGTATCGCCAAGTGATTCAGCTGCTTGGCCTAGTTGCCCGCCAAACGTTGTTGAGCCTTCACCACGAACTGGGCTTTCTCGTACTATGCTGGCATCACGATAGTTAGCAAAGTCGGTCGGTATGTCGCTGATCTCACGCGCCGTACCTACACCTTTGGCACCAAGAACACGCACATCGTCGGGCGACAACAAAGGACGACGCTCGTCGAGGCCGATCATGTTCGACATCATGCCTTTCGGTCCCATCGGCCAAGCATGTGGAAGCATGGCTGCTGTGGATGCCGACCCAACGCCTTCTAAGAAGTCTCTGCCTACTTGCGTCTTAGGCGCAACAGCTTTGGCTATTCGTCTAGCGTACGAAGGATTTGCAGGCTCAGTGTCTTGGTATGACTGGTCAGGGCTACGTTGATCTACATCGATGCTACCTAGCGTGCCGCGTATTGTCTTGGCTTCATCCAACGATTGCGGGTCTCTAAGCACCTTCTCACGAAGCAAGACACCTGGCATCTTGTTTGCGTAGTCGATGGCACCTGCAACAGGCGCCAGTGCGGGCGCAACTAGACTTGCAGCAACACGAGGCGTGTCTTGCATCGTCTTGAACATCATCAGCGGGTTGAACTGTGTTGTGATGTTCTTGAACGTGTTGACAACTTCAGTGAGCGGGCTTTGCTTTGACTCGGCTCGCTTGGTGAGCTCGAACTGTGACTGATCGGTGGCTGATTCACCGTCGTCATACATGAATCTGCCTTCGGCATCGTAAACAGCTGTCATAGTTTATACGGCATATGGGTTCACCCTTACTGGACGATCCTCGTCATACGAGTCGTTGGGATCATACACTGGATCGATGTTGATGAGCCCCATGTCACGCAAAATACGCAAGGCTTGTGACATCGAGTCGGTTAGGTCGTCATGCCGAACTTCAGGAAACGCACAAACCTGACTGATCAGCGCCTCGGCCCACGTTCTAGCGCACCCCTCGTTCTTCGAGGATTCAGGCACATAGACCTTGCCTCGTTGGATGATCGGTGCAACTAGGTTGAGCCTGGTCATCTTGTCAGCATTCCCTGGGTTGTAGCCACGAACAGGAAGCCCGGCTCGTTGCAAATCCTGCAGCAAGCTGATGCCTGCCGACTTGTCCTCGATCAGTATCAGGTCGACCTTCTTGCCATGCCCAAACTCGTTCTCGTCGCCGTATATCGATGTTGACTCTTCGATGACTCGTTTCCGTAGGTCAGGGTACTGTATGTACTCCTCCCAGCAGTCAATCAGCATCACCGATGCCGACTTGTCAGCGCTAGGCTTGAACACGCCCCACACGGTGCACGCGGTCGGGTCGTTGGCTGTCTTGTCACTTGTGGCACAGTCATATGACTGAACGACGTAGTCAAACTGTGGTAGTGGCTTCTCATTCGACCACAGCTTAAACCAGTCGCGCTTGATGATGCCTGCTTCTTCAGGGTCAATGATCTCGGCATAGATCTCC